AAAGTGGCTCGTCTCTATGCTGCGAAAGGATGGCTACAAGGTCTTGACGGACGCAAGCTACTCGTTCGTGCGGAGCACTCGGCACTTAACACATTACTGCAAGGCGCTGGTGCAATAGTAATGAAACAGGCTGTAGTTATTTTGCACAAGAGACTACGAAAAGCCAAGATAGACTTTAAGATGGTTGCTAATGTGCATGATGAGTGGCAGATTGAAGTTGAAGAAAGTCGTGCAGAACAAGCTGGTAAAATGGGAAAACAAGCTATTATAGATGTTGTAAAAGAATTAAAAGTATTAGATAATGACCCACCTAATCCAAAGAAACGATTAAGATGTCCTTTGGACGGTGAATTTAAAGTAGGTAACTCATGGAAAGAGACACACTGATGACAGAAGAAAAAGACGAGAACTTACTTGGGATGGTGGCTGTGTCTGCCTACAAAGATGGGACTTATTCGCTAAGTTCGTCCTTTGACTTGAAGGAAACTTACGAGCTTTTGAAGGATGCAGTGTTGGATATAGAAGATGGGACACTAGAAGAAAGTCTTAATTACTCTACCCAAACCTTGCAGTAGTTGTGGTACAATGTTGTAGCAGTATTCATAAACCGTAGTAGATAAGGAGTTTTAAAATGGAAATTAAACCAGTAAAAATCGAAGCAGAAATTCAGTGGGCTTTCTTTGACCGTGTTAACGACATGAGTGGAAAGTTCCAATGCGACTTGGCTAACCTGTCTGACAAGGCTGTGGAAGCACTGGAGTCGATTGGTCTTGAGCCACGCAAGCGTGAAGACAAACCTGAGAAGGGTTGGTTCTTGACAGTCAAGTCAAACTACGCTATCCAGCCTTACGACAAAGAAGGTAATGAGATTAAGGACACCGTAGGCAACGGCTCTAGAGCTGTGGCGTTGATTAAGCCTTATAGCTGGACTTGGAAGAACAAGAACGGCGTGAGTGCATCACTGGCAAAGATTGTCATTACCGACTTGGTTAAGTACAGTGCTGAAGGTGCTGATGCTGACATGGATGACGACATCCTGTGATAACAGCCTTCATTGATGCCGATAGCCTCTGCTACGCAGTGGGTTTCTCTAGCAACGACTCTGAGGAATACATTGCGATAGCAAGGCTTGAGGAAACAATGACTGAACTTTGTATGGACTTGGACTGTGAAGATTACAAGGGCTTCCTAACGGGCAAAGGCAACTTCCGTGATTCGATAGCAGTTACAGCTCCATACAAGGGTCAGAGAGTATCTGATAAACCAGTACATTTACAGGCTCTAAGAGACCACCTAGTGAACTCTTGGGGCTTTGAAGTAGTCAACGGTATTGAAGCAGACGATGCAGTTGGTATCGCTGCGTATGCGGTCTCTGAAGATGAATCCATCATGGTGCATATTGACAAGGACCTTAATCAGTTCAGAGGGTGGCATTACAACTACCGCAAGAAAGAAAAGTATTATGTCTCTGAGTTTGAAGGCTTGACTGCTTTTTACACTCAGATATTAACCGGTGACAGAATTGACAACATCATTGGACTGAAGGGTATCGGTCCTGTTAAAGCTAAAAGGATTCTTGAAGAATGTACAAACGAAAACGAATTATATCAAGCAGTCCTCAAAGCCTACGAGGGCGACCAGCAGCGGGTGTTGGAGAACGCACGGCTGCTTTGGTTACAAAGAGAAGCCAACCAAGTCTGGCAACCTCCAAACTTGTCTTAATTGAATGGCTAGATGCGTTAGCACAAGGTGAGTGGCACGAAGCAAAAAGAGAAGATTTACATTGTAAGACAGTAGGATTTGTTGTGTATGAAGATGCTCAACAGATTGAATTGGCAGGAACAATTACCGAAGGAATGTGCAACAACAGTATTACCATTCCAAAACAAATGATAGTCACACGAAAGGCAATTACTCTTGAAAACCCAAAGCGCAAAAAACAAAGGTCGGCTACTGCAAAAGTGGACCGTCCAGAAACTACTGGAGAGGTATCCACAGTTAACGGACAAGGACTTACGCAGTTGTCCAATGGGTAGCCACGGCGAAGATGTCGTGATGTCGCAATACGCTAAAGAGGAACTACCAGCTACGTTTGAATGTAAGTCTTTAGCAAAGATTGCGGTGTACAACTACTACGAGCAATGCAAGAAACATGGCGATGGTGAACCGATTGTGATTATCAAGCAGAACAATTCTAAACCACTCGCTGTAATTGATGCAGAACTTTTATTTGATTTGATGGCTAACAACGGAGATGAAGATGATGATGAATTTTGATGACAGCAACGATACTTTCACAGTAAGTCTTACGATTGAAGATGGTAACGACACAGTGACAAAGCAGTTTACTTTACCTTACGATGAGTCATGGACAACCGTAATGGCTAAGATAGCTGACGGGTTGTCTGCTTACTATGGTTACGACCTCAAAGAGAAGTTACGCTTTGTCGTGACTTACCCAGAGTGTCATACAGGTACTGCGGGTGAGTTATGTATTTCTAAGCAAGACTTTGATGATTTCATGAAACAGCAAAGCAACCTATGAAGATACTTCTTCTTGACATCGAAACAGCACCGATGACAGCATTGGTGTGGGGACTGTGGGACCAAAACATCTCACCAAACCACATCATTGATTCATCGAATATGCTCTGCTATGCTGCAAAGTGGCATGGCGATGAGAATGTTATGTTTGACTCTGTTCATAACTCCAAAACCAAGAAGATGTTAAAAGGACTTCATGGACTTCTCTCCGATGCAGACGCTGTGGTTCACTATAATGGCAATAAGTTTGATATGCCTACTATCAATAAAGAATTTATCCTCAACAGTTTTAGTCCTCCTAGTCCCTATAAACAGATTGATTTACTTCGTGTTGTTCGTAGCAACTTTAGGTTTCCTAGCAACAAGCTGGACTTCGTAGCACAGCGGCTTGGCTTAGGTAAGAAGCAAGAACATGAAGGAATGGAACTCTGGACAAAGTGCATGAAGGGTGACAAAGATGCGTGGAAGCGAATGGAGTCGTACAACATTCAAGACGTGGTGTTGCTAGAGTCTTTATATGACACACTCCGTCCTTGGATTAAGAACCACCCAAATCACAATATGTTCTCCGAAGGCGCTGTATGTCCTAACTGCTCATCTACGCACTTACAGAAGCGTGGTGTCGCAATGTCCACCACTGGTGCATATCAACGCTACCAGTGCCGTGATTGTGGTACATGGAGTCAAGGAACTAAATCAACTCGTGGTCGTGTAGAAGTGAAAGGAATCGTATGACCAACCCAGTAGCAATGCCGACACCGTTTGGCTACATTCGTGAAGAAACCCTAGCTGACTTAATTAAGGATTTTGACGACAAGAAAGTTGATACGTTAGAGCGTCAAATAGGTGGTACACACTACAAGAAAGGTGTGCAGCCTTGGACTATCGCCCTTGATTGGGGACTAGACCCTTGGTCACATAATGTGGTAAAATACATACTCCGCTTCCCTTACAAGAACGGAAAAGAAGACCTTCAGAAAATTCAGCATTATTTAGATTTTTTGATAGAGAATTACGATGAAGTAACCAACAAGTATTACAAATAGAGAGAAACTATGCCGCTGCTTTTACACGAAATCAAAGAAAGGTTAACCGCACTTGATGAAGTAACCTTGCTAGAACTACTCAACATCAGCAGTGAAGACATAGTATCTGCCTTTGCAGATAAAATAGAAGAAAACGCCGATAAACTCGAAAAGGAAGTTACATAACATGGCAGCATACAACATGACCCCGTACAACACGTTCATAGCCAAATCCAGATACAGCCGTTACTTGGATGAGAAAGGTCGTCGTGAGCATTGGGATGAGACAGTAGCACGGTACTTTGACTTTATGGAAAAGCACCTACAAACTAAACAGAACTACACATTAACGAAAGAGTTGCGTAACGAGTTACAAACAGCAGTAACCGCATTGGATGTCGTACCGTCCATGCGGGCAGTAATGACAGCAGGACCTGCGCTAGAGCGCCAGAACGTAGCAGCATTTAACTGTTCTTATTTACCAATCGACGACCCCAAAGCCTTTGACGAAGCCATGTACATTCTTCTCTGTGGCACTGGTGTCGGTTTCTCTGTGGAGCAACAATATGTTTCTAAATTACCTGAAGTGCCAACTCAGTTGTTTGATAGTAAAAGCACTGTTGTTGTGTCGGATTCTAAAGAAGGATGGGCAAAATCGCTTAGACAGCTCATTGCTCTTTTGTATGCTGGTGAAATTCCAAGGTTTGACGTATCCAAGGTTCGACCTGCTGGAGCAAGACTGCGAACTTTCGGCGGACGTGCTTCTGGACCCGGACCTTTGGAAGAACTTTATCGTTTCTGTGTGTCCAAATTTAGAGGGGCAGTTGGTCGGCGTTTATCATCACTCGAATGTCATGATATTCTCTGCAAAATCGGGGAAGTTGTTGTTGTGGGCGGAGTGCGACGCTCGGCAATGATTAGCCTGTCTGATTTAACAGACGACAAGATGGCTCACGCTAAAGCAGGTAACTGGTGGGATGGTCAAGGTCAACGAGCGTTAGCAAACAACTCTGCTACCTATGTTGAGACACCATCTATTGGTCAATTTATGCGTGAATGGAGTTCAATCTATGAATCACACAGTGGAGAGCGTGGTATCTTCAATCGTGAAGCAAGTCAAAAGCAAGCTGCGAAGAATGGTCGTAGGGATGCGTCGTATGCGTTTGGTACGAACCCCTGTAGTGAGATTATTCTGCGCCCTTACCAGTTTTGCAACCTCTCTAGTTGCATCATTCGCAGCACTGATAGTATTGATGATATTAGTCGTAAGATTCGTCTTGCTACCATTCTGGGTACTTTTCAGGCTAGTCTTACCGACTTTCCATACTTGCGTAAGATTTGGCAAAAGAACACCGAGGAGGAGGCGCTTTTAGGAGTGTCGATGACTGGTATCTGCGACAATACCTTACTCAACAACCCTGATGATGAATCACTACCTGCTCGATTGGAGGCTCTCCGTGACCTTGCTGTTGCTACTAATGCTGAATTTGCTGCTGCTATTGGTATTAATCAATCGGTTGCAGTTACCGCTGTCAAGCCAGAAGGCACAGTATCCCAGCTTTGTTCTACCGCTAGTGGCATACATCCTCAGCATAGCAAGTATTATATCCGCCGTGTACGAGCTGACAATAAAGACCCTTTGACTCAGTTCATGATTCAAGCAGGATTTGTAGCAGAGCCTTGTGTGATGAAGCCTGAGACAACAACAATCTTTAGTTTCCCTGTTGCTGTGGCTGATGGTGCATTACTGCGTGAAGACTTGACAGCTATTGAGCATCTGCGCTTGTGGTTGATTTATCAACGACACTACACAGAGCATAAACCATCAGTCACTATCTCTGTCTTGGAGAAAGAATGGTTGGATGTCGGAGCATGGACATTTAAAAACTTTGGAGAAGTTACTGGTGTGTCATTCCTGCCGATGGACGGTGGAACTTACAAGCAAGCACCTTATGAAGAATGTGACGAAGAAACTTACAACAAGTTAAAGTCGTTAGTTCCTGATACTGTTGATTGGGAGAACTTCAAAGAGTATGACGATAATGTCGAAGGCGCTCAGATGCTAAGTTGCACTGCCGCAGGAGGCTGTAGTATCTAATTCCTTGTATGTTGTAACTTTATAGCCACCCTTCGGGGTGGTTTTTTTGTATGGAATGAGATACAGTTTACTTGAACGGGCGAGTGCCTTGACGGTCTATTGTAAGTGCTTGTCTGCGAGGTGGTCTAGAAGGCATATCAGGAACGCTTATGTGCGTCCATGAGCCGAATTCTTCGATGATTTGGTCATACCCCATGTTGGCTTTTATGCACGCCTCTACGACCTCTCTAGGGGTCATGCCGGGGACTCTAATATCTGCTGCACAGCCGATACGGTGTTGGCTAGTATCTTTAGAGCCTACAGCATCGTTGACTGCTTTAGAGCGAAAGGCAGAATTGACGATAATAGGCTTGTTGATGAGCTTTCTAACCTGCTCTAATAGTCCTGCAGTACGCACTAGGTTGGCTATCTCGGTAGCGTTGGGTGTGTTGTCAAACCCTTTGCGGACTGCTGTTTCTGATACGGTGAGTTCTTCGAGGGTAAAGTTAGGACTTAGATTCATTCTTAGTCTTCATATCCATGATTTTCTCAAGTGTACGACCACCAAAGTAGAAAGACATAATGAGCATCCCCCACTGTCCTAACAGTTCAACATAGGCTTGGTGTGCGTTCATACCAAAGGCAGACATCAGAGCAAACATGAAGTAACCCGTTAGGATAGCGATTAGTGTCATTGGACGAATGTTCTTAGACAACCAGCTATCACTAGCCATATCTGCTTGAGAACGCTTCGTAAGTTCCTGTTGCTCTACGATGTCCGCTTCAATCTTCTTGAAGTCACCTTCCTGTTGCATCTTGAGCAGTTCTAACTGAGCCTTAGCTTTCTGCTCTGGGTCAGGAAAGAACTTGTCAAGAATCTTCATTCCGACATTGAGTACAGTGTCTAGTGGAAACATTATTGCTGTCCTTGAAGTTGTTGTATACGCTGTTCTAATTGCTCGTCTGTTAATGACTCTAAAGGATTAATACCAAGTTCTTGCGCCCGATTAGTCGCAGCAGGAATAGCAAAGTTTTTGGCAACAAAGTTCAACGTATCTGCGTATGTTTTAGGAAGCGGTTTGTTGCTTGTCTTTTGTGATGCTAAATAACGCAACACTGACTGTCCGTCTGGGTTCGTCATCATCCATGCTAGTTTTTCAGCACTATTAGCAGAACCAGACAGCATATTCATCGTGTCTTGTATCGTTGAAACTGCTTTACCAACAGTCCAGCCACCGCCGACTGCCGTAGCTTCAGTAGTGATGCCCTGCACCTGTGCTCTCATAGACTCAGGAGCACCTACGGGTTTTTTATTAATACTTTCTAAGTCCCTAACTAATACTTTTACTTTAGCTTTTTCAGCAGGTGTTTTAAAAAGAAAGTCATTTAATCCCAATGAACCAGCTTCGGATTTTTGATTAGTTATTCTTTTTAATTCAGACAGAAGCGCACCTGTGTCGCCTTTGGAGTCTTCTACTACTTGTTGCATTGTTTTGTTTCGTAACGACGATACGATGTCTGGTCTGTTAGCATCCAACAGGTTTAACATCACTACTCGCTCAGTCGGAGACGCTTGTGTTAAATAGTTGACAGTTTCTGTAGGGTCAATCGCCGTTGGATTGTCTTTCATAAACTTTTTAATTAAAGGTGTCTCTGCGTATGCGTCAAGGTCTTGTAACCCTGTGCGGAAATCATCACGTGCTTTAGTCAGTTCTCTCGCACCTTTGACATTTGACCTAACGGCAGCGTCTAAGTCATCTCTAAAACCTTTTAATACCTGCCGTGAGATGTTTTTTACTGTTCCGGGAGTAATTCCTCTAAAGACGTTATCAGTGCCACCGGGCATAGCAAACTCGCCTGTTTTTGCTGCCTTGCCCCATGACTCTAAATTTTTCTGTAGCTCTGCAACAGTTAACTTCTGTGCTTGAGCAGGAGCAACAACTGCAGGGCGACCATCCGCGCCCAGTATTAAAGAAGGCTGTTCCTGTATAGACATCCTACCTTTTAAATCTTTTAGCGTCCCTGCAACAGCTCGTAGGTCCGCTGGCATTTGTTCACTTGAGTAGTAAGCAATTTGATTATCTAATGCAGTGTTTAGATTGTCTGTTCCAAAAATACGTTCTTTACCCGCTACCTTTTCTGCAGCGTTAAAGTTTACTCTGTTCTGTGCTCTAAACTTGTTTACGATTCGACTGTTCTGAAAGTTTACAGCCCCAATAACGCCTTCGTTTATTTGAGTTGCAGTTAAGTTTGGATTTGCACTAAACTCTTGTATTTTACTTGCAAAATCTTCAGCGGTGTTTGCTTGTGTGAGTCCAAAACGCTGAAATATAGGCGCTCCACCTTCTGTCTTAGCGACAGCAGATTCTTGCCGTATTAACGCTTCCGAACCAGCACGCTGACCGCCTGTCATTGGAATACCTGTATCTTCGGATACTGATGGTCTGCTTGTTTGCGGTACGTTTGAACGAATACGTGCAGATACTCCTGCAACTCCAGCGGGTAGTAAATTTACTGCTGTTTGCATTAACGGAGACTCAGGAAAGAGTCCTTTAGCAGCAAGATTAGACAAACCACCTAATAAACCAGAACCAACAGTGGCGGCTGTTCCAATTAACGGACCCGCTGCGTATGACGGTAACGCCATCGCTGCTGCTGGTGTAAAACCTTCAGCAAAGCGATAGATACCTTGTTCTACTCCACTTCGAGGCTCGTCAGGAACTTCAAAAGCTCTACGCATTGCTGAGATTGGCGAGCCACCTAAAGAGATGTCGGTTCCCGGAATTGTGGGAGCACCACGACCTGAAAGTTGTGCTGGAATTGAAGCAACTTCTGGTATAAACCCTAAAAGACTTGTAGCACCGGAGCTTGCGCCACCTAAAGCGGCTCTACCATAGCTACTGGCACTTGATGACGATTGTTGAGTTGCTCCCGCAGTTAACTCTTCAATTCGACGATACAACTCATCGTCACTTAACTTGGAGTAATCTGTAGCCATTATTTTTTATTCCTTCTTCTAGCTGCTTCTGCCTGTAACTGCTCAAGTTCATTTGTAGCGGTGAAAGACTCTATCATTTTTGGACCTTTATAATTTCTAAAGGTTCCGTCATTTTCAATGTAACTATTCATCATGTTTTCATTAATAGTCTGACGCTGCTTAAACTGATTTTGCATTTGTTTAATAAACTGTAACGATGCTTTAGGGTCATCGCTTTGTTTAGCAAACTGGTCCAACGACGCTTGGAAGTCTTTGTCTGTTGGGTTTACACCTAGTTGTTTAGCAATGGCTGCTGCAAGGGCGTTTTGGTTAGCTTTAAATGATTTAGAATTAGCCAACGCATTGATTAGTCTTTGGTCTCCTAAGCCAATCGTCGCAGCAAACGTTGCCGCTGCGGTTCTGCTGTCTGCAAACGACCCTCCAATTAAACCTTGTTCTAAGGCTTGTTGTTGGCTATTTAATCGTTCTAAAACAGTATAACCAGAATCTATTTTTTTCTGTAAATCCCCAGCACGTTTAGATTCAACTTCTAGAATATTTCGTGCTCCGGGAGTCACAGTTGCACCTGCTTTAGCAACCGATTTTTTACCTTCAAGCTGTTCTTGTTGGAACGCCCGAGCACCTTCTTCAGGACCAAGTTGTGTCATTAACTGATTTAAACGAATACGTTTTGATTCCTCATCTGCTGCAGGTACTTTTTCTCTAAGTGCCGCTTGTGTCTGTGCTTCAGCTAATGTAGTTTGCGCTGCAGTCTTTTCACGACCTAGACCAGCAGCTTCTATACGGTCTGCTTCACGCACTGCTTGCATGGCTTCTGCTGGTGCAAACGGTTGCAATGCACGAGCAAAGTCTCTAGCACCTTGTGCAGTTGTTAAATCAAACTGTGAAGACAGTTGTTTAATCTGAGAGATTTTCTCTAATTCAGGGTCTCCACCAAGTAAACCACCTACAGCACGACCAACACCAGCTCCGCCCTGATAGATAGAGTATTGCGCTCTTTCCATTGGACTGAGCTGTGCAAACCTAAACGCATTAGAAGCGTCTGTAGTTTGACGCTGACGCATTAACTGCTCTGGGGATACTCCGAATAAACCGCTTACGATTTCTGCCATGATTTTTCCTTTACATCCATTCAGCTAAAGCACGATTGGCGGCTGCACCTTGTCCACCGACATCAGTAAATCCTTTACCGCCGCTACCAAACAAACCGCTAAACCAGCTAGAAGCACCGCTGCCACTGCCGCCCATTCCGCCACCGATAGCGCTCAGGGCAGAACCTATTGGACTGTAGCCTTGATATTGACTGTACGCTGTTGCTGCAGCTTGCTGTGGGTCTAAATACAAACGACCTGCGTTTGCACCTGCTTGCGAGTACTGACCTGCTAGTGCTTGACTTAACCTGAACGGGTCTTGTCCCATTGTTTCTGTTGTACGCAACAAACCAAGTTGTGCTTCTGTTGGAGCGTATCCAGCAGTAGTTAACTTTGGGACTTGTCCAAGCAATTCTCCGCCTGTGCCGAACAAACCAGCACCCATGCGTAAGTCTTCAGCGAAACGCTGACGAGCTAGTTCTGTTCCTGCTTCTGATGAACGTAAACCTTGTGTACCGAACTCTAAACCTAATCCTAAGTTCTGTAACATATTAGCACGCTGAGTTGCTTCAGACTGTTGTTGTGTAGACAATCCTGCAGCGCCTAAGCGAGTACCTAAACCAATGTCATCAGCAAGACGCTGACGAGCAATGTCAGTAGACTGAGCAGCTAGTGTTCTATCTTGCTGCGAACGAGCATTAAAAAGTGCTTGCGCTAACGGATTAGAAGGAGCAGTGCCTGTACCCGTCTGTACACCGAGACCACCTGTACCACGACCAAAGTTAGAAGTAGCTAATCGTGCTTCTTCAGCAGCTCTGCCGGGTTGCATCAGTTCCTGCTGTTGCTGATAATATTGCTGTGCTGCAGCAGTTGGGTCGTATGATGTTGGAGTAACTTGACCAGCTAACTGATTTAACTGATTAGCATAAGCCATTGCTTCAGGAGTAGCACCAGTCTGGAACGATGTTGGCATCAATCCTTGTTGTGCAAAGCGATACTGATTAGCTAAGTCTTGTGCTTGTTGTGATGACATCCGTGATGTGTCTGTTGGTAGCAACTGACCGCCTAAACCAAATAGACTCTGAGCACCGCCTGTAATCGGCTGTGCGAGCTGTCCAGTTTGTGCGGGATTATAAGCACCTAACTGACCGAACAGGCTTTGCTGTAAACTTCGCAGCTCAGGCGATAGTGTATAGCTTCCTTGTCCTTCAGGGGTAAACTGTGACGAGCCAAAAGCTGTAGTCATCCCCATTGGTCTGAACTGCGCCATTGCGGACGCTTTGTCAGCAGCAGCTCGAAGTGCCTCTGCCTGTCCTTGAGCAGCATCAGCAGCTTTTCCGCCCGATATTAAACCACCAGCTAGACTGGCGACTGGACTTACGATTGATGCGACTGAACCACCCATTATAGACTCCTACTGTATATGTGATACATCTGTTTATCCTGATTTATAAAATCTTGTTGAAACTCAAAACCGATTGACTTACCAAACTTAACCAATTTCTTATTATCTTCATGTGCTATAGCAACTAAAGGCACAGACACTAAATGTTGTAATAAATTTAAATCTTCTAAAAACTTTGCTTTAACTGCTGGTGTCCACTTTCGTACATCAGTGTGAAACCATATCAAATCGTTGTGAAGCTCTAACAACATCGTGTAGTCTTCACGAATAACGACTGGTACTTTGAAACTCAATTAATTCTTACCTTCTGGCTTGGGATATTTAGCTTTTATAAAGTGAATTTGCCTACTATACAAATTAGCAACACATCCCATTGAAATTATTGAGTAACTCATATTTAAAGTTCTGTAACAGGAATTTGGGTTGCGTTACTAATCGGCAATATTGTGTTTGTTGCTGTATCAAAATAGTATTCATCTGCAACAACATCATCAGCGCAATCTACCCAAAATAAAGGTTGTGCAACCTCAAACTCTGCGTCGCAAACTTCAGCCACTCGGCATGAATTAGAGTATGTACCGTAAACTGGTTTGTATGGAGCGGTGTCAGTCCAGCTTGCAATGTACTGAATTGGGGATTCATTAGGGCTAATAAGTGCTTTTTTCATAATATTATCCTTTTACCATTCAACAATAATAATTCCAGCTGAACCTGCGCCGCCAGTACGATTGTTAGAGCCGTAAACTCCGCCAGAACCACCACTACCAAATCCGGTACCAGCATTTCCATTACTTTCTCCACTAACACCATCTCCTCCCCTTCCAAAACCGCCACAGCCTCCTAAAGCGAAGCTACCACCACCTTCCCCTTTAGCACCAGCAGTACCTCCCCCGCCGGCGCTATAGGAATCACCCGCAACTCCGCTTGCTCCACCAGAAAGATTGTAATCACCGCCTGAGCCCGCTCCACCTGCATTACTATTACCGTCATTAGTCGCCCCGCTTGTACCACCAGTTGCAGAACAAAATGCGCCAAATGATGAAGTTCCAGCAGCCCCACCAACCGTTGCTGTAACAGTGCCGCCCGGTGTCAATCCAGTAACAAATTTAACAGCCATTCCCCCACCGCCGCCACTACCACCAACAGCACCGGGATTATTTACCGCAGAACCACCGTTACCACCACCACCAATTACAGTAACCTTAACTGCGGTTACTCCTGTCGGCACTGTAAATGTTCCTGTGCTTGTAAATACTTGACCACGAGTTCCTATAAAAGGATTAGCAGTAGAAGCCCAAGTCGTACCGTTAGAAGTAAGAATATTGCCAGTTGTGCTTGGGGCTACTGTTTGTAATGCACTTGTGCCATTACCAAGCAAGACATTGTTAGCCGCTAAAGTTGATGCACCTGTACCCCCATCAGCAACAGCTAAGTCAGTGATGCCTGTAATAGAACCACCAGAAATAGATACTGCGTTAGAGTTTTGAGTTGCTATTGACCCTAAACCTAAGTTAGTCCTTGCATCAGCAACAGTCGAAGCGCCAGTTCCGCCGTCAGCAACTGCAATGTCAGTAATTCCTGAAACAGAACCGCCAGTGATTGCTACGGCATTGGCATTTTGTGTTGCAATAGAACCTAGTCCTAAATTAGTTCTAGCGTCGGCTGCTGTTGATGCACCTGTCCCGCCATCAGCTACAGCTAAGTCTGTAATTCCAGAGATAGAACCACCGGCGATTGTCGGTGTATTAATAGTCGGCGAAGTAAGTGTCTTATTTGTAAGAGTAGTTGTAGCAGTTCTTTCTGCAACCGTAGCTGCAGTAACAAATGCTGTAGTCGCTACCTGCGTTGTGTTCGTACCTGCAGACGCTGTAGGGGCTGCTGGAGTGCCTGTAAAGGTTGGACTATTAATGTCTGCCTTAGATGCAATCGCATTAGCAATCGCATTAAGTTCAGTATCAATCTCCGTACCTTTGACAATCTTACCAGCGTTACCGCTAGGTAGTCCGTCTTTAGCTGTAAAGTTAGTTGCTTTTGTGTAATCTGCCATGTCTATTCCTTAAACTATTGTTTTACCTGCTTTAACGGCAACGTCTATCTTTTGAATAGACAATGGATTACCGTTGATGTCTACTTCTAATCCGAGTTGCATAATTGTTCCTTGCCCACCAGCATTAATAGAGAATCGGTCAATAATAATACCGGAACTGTATTCAGCGATGTTATACTCACCAATTCCATATTCATTTACTGTTCCTGTTTCTAATGTGTACGTTGCAGACTGATAGCCTTCGGTGTAGTCAAAACCCCATTTTACCGCAACGGACTGGTTTGTGCCGCCGATGAGAACCCAACCAATCTTCTTCAGAATCTTGAGCTTTGTAGAGGCATCAAAGTCAAAGTAGTTGGTGTAATACTGTAAGCGATAAACTACTCCGTTGTCAGAGTGTCCAAAATACTTACCTATGTACGATGTCTGTCCAATGAGTAACTCTTTAGCTTGTGTAATGCAGAATGACTTAGGTTGTAAGCTATCCCAAATGGTTACACGAGCCGAACCGTCTTGAAGACGTGAGCGAGTATCAAAGCAATATACAAACTTAGTTGAAGGCAGCGACAAAAGATAAATAGCATCTCTATCGTGGTAAATACTTTTAATCTTACCTAAGTCTGCTTCAGCGAACACATTGCCCATTAAGTCATCACGAACATTCTTAGAGATGTCGTTCATGGGTAAAGACTTCTCTTGAATCACACGAGCAAGGCTGCGTACACCAGCATCAGACAAGAACAGAATATCTGTACCAATGTTCTGTACAGAGTCACGAGCAATACAGCCTACGTTGTAGATGATGTCTTGTAATACCAAGCTACCGGTATCAATCGGGTTAGCATAGATAGCGGTGTTGTTACGACCAAAGATAACTAAGAATCCATTGTGCGCTGCGATAGCGACAATGTTATCGCCATTCGGGAACACTTCTTGTAGGTTTAAATAACCAGCAGAGCCTGTAGTGAAGTCAGAGCCACGCAGTAAGTCACTGAAGTAGACAGTCTGGGTATCGCCAACGATGTTCCCAACCCAGATACGACCAAAGGCAGATAAGACTGCATTGGGTTTAAATGATGCGTTATTGTGATTGGCTGGTAATGTACCAACATCACTTATCTGTTGGAATCCAAACGTACCGCTATCGTGGTCGTGAGGGTCTCCACCAGAGACAGGCAACTCATGCCACACGAGCATTGGGTGTCCAGCCTGTGCTAAATAAGCATGGGGCTGAAAGTCATTAACATCACCGTATGGCATTGCTGCCATCTGCCAGTTGTTACCTGTTATCGTGTAAGTAGCGTTTCCTGAATTTGTTGCATTTCGGACAAGACGTTGTGTAAGTGTTGCACGACCAGTGAATAACTTGTTATTACCTGCTGATATAATTGTATTGCTTCCGCCATCGACTACCTCCATCATTGATTCAATCGGATTAGAACCTAGGTCAGCGTTTGTTGCGTTAAGCGGAGTCCAACCCCGTCTTGCACCAATACGACCATAGCGGTCAATTACGCAGTTCTGTGCTTTTAATGCAAAGCCAGACGACAGCGTAATGCTCGACTCTTGAAGATTGAGACCGTAAAATCCCGGTGCTGCAATCGAGGAAGTTTGCAGTTGTCCAGCCATTAGATTGGATACCACGCTTCTTCTTCAACATACCTTGCACTTTCAAGAGAAATAGCATCTGCTAAAGATTGTTTGAATAAAGCATACGTTTCGCTAGATTGAGTTCCTGCGTCTTCTCCACGTTCCGCTTGCGCCCTAGCCAATGCACCAAGGATGACAGGCTCATGAGGAACTAATAGTTTATCTGAGTTGGTTACTAGCTCGACCTGTGGGCGAATGACGTTAAAACGAATGTTGTACACACCATTAGGGATAGGGTATAAATCGACCTGCGTATCGCCGTCACTGTCTGTGCCGTTAAAGTTATAATAATACGGAGAGCCTGTAGCTGGCGTAGCGATTAAGAACTGGTCGTTCATCCAGCGAGTAGAAGCGTTACGCATAACAAAGTTACTAGTGTCGTTTAGGACATCAATCACTCGAAAGCGTTGACCTGTGCCTTCTAAGACATAGTTAAAGATACTTGCTGTTGTGGTAGCAGACAAAGTCTCTGACAGTGAGTTCCAGTTGTAAGCATCCTCAACTTGACGCTTAGAATCGTTTACATACTTTGCAATGAGTTTAACATAGGCGTTATCCGATACTGAGGAAGCCTCTGGCTCACGCAGTCGGACTAACACTTCGTTTGTTAATTCTAGGTAGTTTTTAGATGCCATCTTGTTCCCAGTATATCATACTTTTTTGTAAATTGCAAGCGATTTCTGCTAACATTCCCACTTTTTCAATGCCAATGCCTTGCGGGTAGGTCTGCCCTTTTCGTCCTTCATCGGACCAGCAACCCCACCCATCCTAGCGCAGAAGCTCTTACGCCGTCCAGCCGCTTTAGGCGACTTTGCAGCCTCCTTAGCAGACACTGGCGGCTTTAACTTAGAACCGGTGGTCTTGTTATAATAATCCCGACCTTTCTGGTTCAGACCGCCTTCAGGGTTCTGAAATGCTTTCTTTGGCATTATTTCTTCTTTGCCGTCTTAGCAGCATCCTTAAAGTCTTTAGCCGAAGGAGCGCCTTTAGAGCCAACCTTACGCATCTTCTCACCAGAGCCAGCAGCTATACGCTTCTTCTTGGCAGCGATATTTGCGTACAAGCCCGGTTTAGTAGCCACGTTTTGCACCCATCTTCTTAGCTGGTTTAGCCTTAACAGTGCTACCAGTTGACTTAGCATACGACTTAGCTTCTTTCTTACCCTTAGCTGTGTATGGGAACTTCTTGTCTTTAACCATTGGCATGATTACTTCCTTTTCTTAGGTTGTGGTTTAGATAACCCAGCTTTAGCTAAACTTATAGCGATAGCCTGTTTCTGTGGCTTACCAGCCTTCATCTCTTTACGGATGTTAGTAGAGATAGTCTTCTGTGATGTACCTGATTTGAGTGGCATCTTAGTCCTTATGCGTAATTTTGTACAGTTGACCTAGCATCTAAATCAAACGATGCCACAACTGTCATGGTTGAACCTGTTTCAGAGATAGCACGAAGTTCATCGTCTTCATCCATTACAAAAGAAAAATCATTATCAATAGTAGCGGAAGTCTTTGCAGATATAGTTCTTTCGTGGACTACTTCAATGCTAGTGTTTGTGCTTTTGTCGTACCAATAGATAGAAATATGTTTATTACCGGCACCTCTATTAGTCATTAAAATATCATGCGTAATAGCCATGTTCCTAGTTGGCACAGTAAATAGCGTAGTTAGCGTATTTGCTGTTAAGTTCTTACCGATGGAATGTGGTCTCATGGTTTACTTTTTAAAGAACAATTCAGTCATGTAGCTGATGAAAGCACCAGCAACTGAGGCAACACCCATCAAAGCCCATAGAGAACCTTTACTACGCTCTGCCATAGCCACTAACTTCTTAATGTCTACTTCTAGTGAGTCTACTTTACGCTCTAGGTTCTCTACGGAATTAACTAAC